TTACCTCCACTCGTAGAACGAGATGCGGAAGCAACCACGGTAGTAGGTCGTCTGGAACCCTCACCGGACGTAGGCCTGTCTTTTGCGCCCTTGAATAAACTAGGGAACGTGGACTGTAAGCGATCATCAATTTGATCGAAATATTGCTCAGAGCGGGGATCAACCCCGTTTTGTACTAGTTTTTTATGCAGCCCTAGCGCGTAGCTGGTGTATTCTTCAAAACCATCCGCCCCAAACCACTGGTTTTTTGCCTGCCAGCGCAGGGTTTTTTCGTCAGGGGGAACAGGTTTTGACTGAACTTGTTGCGTTTGTACAGGAAAATCTTCCTGTTGTAAAGGGGTTGGGCGGAAATTTTTTGTCTGCTCAACCCGAATTTTGGCATCCATCACGGCTTCTTGGGCCGCAATGATTGCATCTGTATCAAAGGCTTCCTGCGCTTCCTTGAGCATGCGCCGCGCTATTTGGAGTTCCGTGTCAGCCTTTTGCTTGACCCCCTCAATAACCGCTTCCTGCCCTGTGTACACGTTTTGCTTGAGACGCTTGTTTTCCTCCACCAAGTGTTGGGCAAGGTTTTCAAGCTCTACCTTTTCCCGCAAAACGGATTCTTTGACCCGGCGCTCGTCGTGGCGGGCATGGGTCAGTTCCGTAATCCGCTTCTTAACCTTGTCAGAGTAGGACTCAATCTCTTCCTCAGTGGGGTCAAGCACTTCTTTGTCTAGCGGCTTGCGACCCCGGTCACGTTCAGGGGTATCGTCTTCTATTTCAATTTCAATATCTGCATCGCTTTCGATTTCAATATTTACTTTTTTATTTTCAATTTCATCGGGGAATTTAAATTCATCGGCCATATTAATTCCTTTAAGCGCGGCTTAATCCGCGTGGGTCTTGCACAACAGCATCAACTTGGTCGTCGTTGATGAGACGGAACTCCTTGCCAAAGATTTTGAATCTTGTACCGGTATATGTGCGCACCAATACAAAATCGCCTTCTTTGCACCACGGCCCTGTTGGGAATTTAACCGTGTCTTTGTACGCATCTGCACCAACTTTCATAACAAACAACACCGTGGAGGCGTGTTCTTCTTGGCGCAAACTGGCAGTATCCCGCACTAAATCAAGCGATGTCCCTGCAATCTTTTGATCGACTTCAGGCACGGCGCACAATATTTTCCACCCTTGTGGGGTAGGTAATTGCGTAGCTTTTTCTTCGGCGGTTGCTTCGGGTTCAGGTGCATCCATTGGTTGGATGGGTTCAGGCAGTGCAAAAGCACCGGGGGAGAGATCAATACTATTCATTGGCTCTTTCGACTTTCTCAAGCAGGTCAAGGAGATAACGCTCTGCAAGGGCTAGACCCGAGATAACCCCACAGAGTTTTTGATACTCGTCAAAAGTGCGACACGCTCCCCCCGCCAAATCATCGGCGTAGTTATTCATGTCAGCGCGTATTTTTTCGCGCAATACGCGTGCGAAGTCTTGTATCATAATTTTGGCTTATTAAGTTGGTTAATGGACTGCAAAGCGGTCATGGCCTGATCCCGCTTATCTTTGTTCATTTGCGCACCGAGTTTTAATCCGGCGTGTTCTTGGTCAAAAGTCTGGCGCTGTTGGTCGGCTTTAAGTTTTGTCGATAATTTAAGTCCCTCCAATTCCATCTTGCCTGCAACTTCTTGCTCCCGCAGTTTTTGCGCATCGGAGGCGATGGCCGCATCAACCAAGACCTTTTGCTTCTTGGTGTCTGAGTCCTGCTTTTTGATCTGCAACTCTTGCATCTGCATCTGAACTACGGGGTCTTGCATCTGCTGCTGGGCTTGTGCCTGCGCCGCCTGCGCTTGGTTCTGCTGTATGACTTGCTGCGCCGCTTGGGCCAGCATGCCTGAGAGCGCCACCTCAATTTGGGGTGGGAGTTTCTCGTTTTCGGGAGGCATGGGCATGCCCAGTTGCTGCTCAATTTGCTGGCGCATCTTGAACCCGGCGTGCTCAGCAATGTGCGCGGTAATCGCCCCCATGATCTTAGGAGCCTGCGGGCTTTGTCCAATAAGCTGCTGAATCATCGGGTCTTGGAGCAGCATCATGTGGACTTGGATGTGCGCGTCATGGTTCTGGTACATGAACGCCTTGATCGGCTTGCCGTTAAGGGCCGCTTGGTTCTCTGACACGGGGTCAGTGGGCTTCATATCGTCCTCAATAGGCACGAGTTTGTCTGCGTTTTTGATCCCCAAGACCTCCAACATCCCCCTGTGTAGCTGGGGCAAGTCATAAATATCCGGGGCCATCTGCGCCATCTGGATGACCGCTTGGTACTGGATAACCCGCTGGCTCATGGTCGCCGCGTTGGGGTCGGAGACGGGAATTAAGTCCACCAAGTCGTAGTCACCGCGCTTGGCTTTCCTGCTCCCGTACTCGGGCTGGTAGGTGTAATCCGCGTCTGTGTAGTCGCGGATCAGGTTTTTCAACAGTTTTAACTCCTGCTTGAGTGCGTAATGCACCCGCGCTTGGACTGCCGTCATCACTTTAAGCTGGCGCTCCAACAGGGCCAGCGTTGTCCCTACCGGGGCATTGGCCGACATATCGGACACATTCATGTCAGCCGTTGATGCAAAACGACGGCCTTCCTCCACAATTTTGCCCAGCAACTGATATAGGACGTTGGATGGCTCTTTATATGGGAGGGGGAGGATGTTGTCGCGGATAGTGCCTGAGCCTACGTCTACATCTCGGAACTCACCCGGCTGAATGGGTGTGTCATCTCCTTTAATCCGAAGACCACGGGACTTGAGACCGCCCGGTAGATTAGAAAGAGTTCCTGCGTCAATAAGCTGGCGCATGATGCTGGTGGCCGACTTGGCAAATCCACCAATAAGGTGGAACAGGCCAAAGCCATAGGCTCCAAAGCCGGGGATGTACTGATAGTGAACAAAATGCTGACGCTTTAGGCGCAGAATATCGTCTTCTTTCCAATTACGGCGGATTGACAGGATGTCGTTTGTGCCTTTTATTAGGGTTACTACGTAGGGCAGCATGATTTCGGTGGGCTCACCCTCGTCATCCTCGTCCTCAAACCCCTCCAAATCCAAGTCCACATGGCACTCATATAAGGTATAGCGCTCATCGCCCAAGTCGTTGAACCCGGTCTCTTTGTCCTTGGCTTTTTGGATGTCAGTGCGATCCTTGGGCGCATCAGGCAGTTCGATGTCCAAATAAAAGCCCGCCTGCTGGAGCTTGATAATCTCGTTTTTGGTCTTGCGCATGACATGGGTCACACGGAAGCACGTATCCAAGTCAGTGGCCCCATAGGGCAGCAAAATGTCTTCGGCAGGCACAAACATCGACACTTGGCGTCCCAAACTGGGGTCGTAGTACACCTTTTTAAACGCCGAACCGGTCGCTGGGAGGCTCCACAGCATGCGCTCGTGCTCTGCCCGGAACTCCACCATGTTCTCGGTCAACTCAAAGTTCATGTCCTCCTCAACCCGCGCTGCGGCCTCGCGCACCTGCGGATCGTCCAGCCCAATAATCTTGGTTTTCACCGGCCCACGGGCAGGAAACGTTTCAGTAATCGTTTCAGCCTGAAAGCGCACCACTGCCTCGGTAATCATGGGGTGGAACACGCCACACGCCCCTTGCCACGGCTCCGTGCGATCCTCCATCTGCAATCCCAGCAGCTTTAAACCCTCGACGTAAGACTTCTCCCACTCTTTGCGGGAGGACTTGTCGTTATCTATATCACCGGCCAAGTCACTTGCCAAGGATTGCAGCGCCCCGTCGGTCATGTGGTCTGCCAAGTTGTCGTCAAAGCCTTCTTCACCTTCGTCGTCCCCCGGCTGGATGCTTATTTCCATGCCGTCTGCGCGAATATTTACTTCCTCCGGGTCAATAATCTCAATTTCCAAAGGCGACTCGTCTTGTGCAAGCGCGTCGATTCCCCGTGGTTGCTGATACAGGGCTTTGTCTACATTGGTTGCCATATCAAATCCTTAAAAACTCAGTAATACGCCGCACGGCGCTTAAAATAAATCGGGTCATCTTTCTCGTCACTGTCCAGTGAGATGAACCCACCCTGCCGGTAACGCAGCAGGGCTTGGCTGGTGGTGTCCACAAAGTCGTCATTATCTCCATTGGGGAACGAGGCCACTTCCTCAATTACTTCCCGCGCCCAGCGCGTATCTGGAGCCCAGACTTTACCCGAAGCAAACAAATCGGCAATAGCGTTGACCCGCACGATCTTGTCGTTGCCCCGGCTGGGGTTTGTTTCCTGTACCGGAATGCCCATCGCCCGAAGTTCTTGAATCAACGGCGCACCCGCCGACTTCTTCTCCACAATGAACGCATCGGGCTCCCACTCTTTCCAATGTTTAAGCGCTGCGGCCTTGAGGTCGGGAAATGTCATGCGCTCTTTGAACGCGTCCAGCAAAATTATCTGGGCCTCGTCGCGTTCTTCCTCGTTGTAGAACACACCCCACGTTGTGCAGGCCGAGTAGTCAGAATTGTTCTTTACTTCATGGGCCGTGTCCCATGACTGGATTATGTACTCACACTTGGGCGGCTCTTCGGGCTCCCATATTCTCCAAAGTTTGCGGGAGATGATTGCCGCAGCATTGGATGTGGGCTGCTGCATGTACTGGGCGTTCCAGTACTGGGGGTCAATGGATGCCTTGGTTGTCTTTAACTGCTCCAGCGGCCACTGCTCCGGCCAAAGGGACTTCTCGTCCTCGGTTCCCTCGTTCAATATAGCAGGCAGCTCCACAATCTCCCACGGCTCCGCGTCGGGGTTCTTGGTCTGGTAGTCGATCAGCCGCCCGGTCAGGTCAAGTTTCCCCCAGCGCGTCATCACAATGATGATTGCCCCTCCGGGCATCAGGCGCTGCAAGGGGCCAGTCTGAAACCACGACCACGCCGTATCAAAGGCAAGGCGGCTGTTAGCCTTTACGTCCTGCTCAGAATGGGGGTCATCAACAACAAATAGGTCAGCACCGCGACCAGCAAGAGCGCCGCCCACGCCAGCAGCATAATACTGCCCGCCAGCACCTGTAGACCATTTACCAGCCGCTTTTTGGTCGTCAGCAACCAAGGTATTGGCAAAAACATCATGGTAGTCCTCGCTGTCAATTAGGTTTCGCACCCGCCTACCAAAGTCTTCGGACAACCCGGCGGTGTGGGTTGCCATAATGATTTTCTTCTCTGGGTACTTGCCAAGAAAATAGGCGGGGAACAGGTAGGACGAGAACTCGGACTTGCCCATACGCGGGGCAATGTTGATAATTACGCGTTTTTTACGCCCCTCAATCACATCCGTGAATATTTTTGCCAGTTTTCTGTGGTGCGGCCCTACTTTAAATCCCGGATAGACCGCGTTGGCAAACCCCAACATATTACTTTGCGCGGCTTGTAAGGTGACTCGGCGCTCGCGGACTTCTAGGTCTGCAAATAACTCCAACTTTTCTGCAATTGACATCGTTGGCAACGCCAACTGGAGCGCTGCAAGCTCTGCTTTGCTTAGTATGGTTATTTTTTCAGTCGTCATGTACGTCGGTTACTTCTTGGATGTCTACCACGCCCATGAACTTGGACAGCTTGTCTTTAATGCGCTGGTCAAGCTCGCTGTCTGTAAGCGTTTCTTTTTTAAGCTCAATCTTGTCGGTGAACAACCCAATTTCAGTGACTTTGCCCAGCGCCACGAGCGCTTTGAGCCGGATACTGGCGCTGGGGTTGGTCGTTTCCTCGACCAATTTAGCTACTGCGTAGCCCCGTAGCTGCTGCGCTTGGTGAATAAACTCCCAGTCGTAAGCGGTAAGCATCCCCACAATATGTTGGACGGCCTCTGGCGTTTTGATCTGGGCTATAGCCGTGTGGGTAATTTGCTCGGGGGCGTTGGTGAGTAGGTTGGCAAACGTAGAACGCGCTGCGTCTTTGTCTAATTGGGTGGTTAAGGTATCTGAATCTACCGCGCCCAGTTCTTTCAACCAGTCTTTGGTTTTGATTTTGGCGTCAAGCGCTTGCGCCGGAGTCACCTTGTCGGTGTCCAGTACAGATTGCGGACTGTTGTTAAAAACATCCGGTTCAAACTCTATAAGATGGTCAAACATGCGTAAGCCCTTGCAGCCTCGTAGGCGCTGAGTATATACTCCGTTTCGGTGATTGTGCAATTCGTTGTGCATTTGCTTCTCCTTTCTAGGATGCAGTCCTAGTTCTAACCCCCGGCCTTAACTCCGGGGGTTTTTTTGTTTGGGGTTGTCTAAGGTTAGACATAGGGGTATTTTGGATTTTTATAATTTTTTGGGGGCTGGGGTGATTTGGATTTTTGGAAAATTAAATTGCGGGTGCAAAACAGTGTTTATGGCTACGTAGCACAGCCCACTCGTATAGGGCTGGTGGGGGTAGGGTGGGGTTGCCTTATACCACATATAGGGGTCAAAAACACCCCATCAAGTAAAATTTGGTTGTCGATGCGGT